AACTCCCAAGCGCCACACGCAAACGGCAGAGGCGATAAGCTCCGCGTTTTATATGGACACGCGTCTTGATCCGCAGGGACAAAGCGAATCTGAAGCTGATTTTACGGCTCGCGTGACGGCGGGAATTGATGCGCTTTGGAATGCGCATGCGCGTGTGCTACTGGTCACCTCGCATCGGGCGATCAAGGCGTACGCTAGGCACGTGGGTAGTGGCGCGGAGGACATTGGTTTCTGCTCGCTGTGGGCAGTGGGCGCGGATGGCGCGGGAATGACACAGATTTTCAGGCCGGGGGCGTAACGATGGGCAAGCGCGAGACGAGAACTTTTCCAATTACGGAATTACGGGCAAGCGAGGATGGTAAGACCTTGAACGGCCACGCGGCGGTATTCAATCGCTGGACGCAGATCGGCGATGCCGATTGGGGTTTTCAGGAATGTGTCCGCGCGGGCGCGTTTAAGGCTGACATCGAATCCGGCGCCGATGTCCGCTGTCTTTTTAATCACGACAGTAATTGCCTGCTGGGGCGCACGGCTTCGAGAACGCTTCGGCTTTCCGAGGATGACAGCGGCCTCGTGTTTACCGCCGACCTGCCCAACACACAGCTTGCGAGCGACATCCGAGAGCTGGTATCGCGCGGCGATCTGTCCGGTTGCTCGTTTAGTTTTGAAGTGAATGAGCAGCGCTGGACGGAAGAAGAAACGGACGGCCAGGTTACAGTGAAGCGCGAGCTGCTTTCCGTGAAACTCTATGACGTGGGTCCGGTAACGTTTCCCGCCTACGAACAGACGGATGTTTCCATTCGAGCTTTGGCGGATGAATCCAGGCGATGCTTGCGTGTGAATTCACCCGTAGGGCCGAACGGCGTTCGGACTATAGAAGTTCTGAATGATGTATCGCGGCAGCTTGCGGCGATCCGCATTGCCGCTGAAACCGAGTTTAGCAAGGGCCGCTAGCGGGGGCCGCTGGCGGATCGTGGACTGGCGCGCGGGGCGCGCGCGAGGGACATAGACCATTTCCAATTTGAGATTTCAAATCTCAAATTTCAAGCAGGTGACTCAATGACCAAATTGCAAGAATTGAAAGAACGGCGCGTGGCTGTGGCCGAGCAGTTGACGGATCTGGCCAAGCGCGGCTTTAGCAATGACGAGGAGCGCACTCGCTTTGACGCTCTCCAAAAAGAGGCTAAGGGCCTTGGCGACGACGTTGGCCGCCTGGAGTCCGCTTCCAGTCTCGATTCCGAGTTGCGCCAAACCACCAGGCCGCCCAGTGGCCAGATCGAAGAGCAGCGGCAGGAAGTCTCAGTAGAACAGCGCTGGAAAGAGATTAAGGCTCAGGAAAAGCTCAGGAAACACGAGCGCGTGCTGATGGACCGGCAGGAGCGGGCAGCTTTCCGGTTGTGGGGCATTACGGGCGAAGCCCATCCTCTCCTGCGTGCTAATCAGCTCTCTAAGGACTCGCCGGAAATCAAGCGGCTGCGCGAGGAATTGCGTGATGTGGGCGTTACCGGCTGGGGCGGGTCCGCCATGGGCGTAGGCTCTCCCACTGCCTCGATTCCCACTTCCGTTTTTGTGCCCCAGGGTTTTATCTACGACGTTGAGATTGCCCTGAAGGCCATCGGGGATTTCATCGCAGCCTGCGATGAGATTCCGACTGCGACTGGCGCGCCTCTGCCTTATCCGACCAGCAACGATGTCACTGTTGAGGCGGAGATCGTGGGCGAGGGCCAGACGGTCAGTAACCAGGACGTGTTCATTAGCAACGTGGTTTTGCAGGCTTGGAAATATGACACGAAATTAGTGCCGGTTTCCTTGGAGCTGCTTCAGGATTCCGCGTTCGACATGGATAAATTCCTGGTCAACGCTTTTGCCATCCGCTTACAGCGTGGTTTGACGCGCGATTTCACCAACGGCAACGGTGTCAATTGCCCGCGCGGCATCCTACTGGACGCCGAATTTGGCGCGACTGCGGCGGGAGCAGCGGCCAATTCCGGCATTAACTCACAGGATGGGACTAACTCGATTGGAACTACCGATCTACTCAACTTGATCCATTCGGTTGATCCTCTCTACCGTTTCAATGGCAAGTTTGCCATGCACGATCTGACCAAGCAAACCCTGGAACAGACCCTGGATAAATTCGGGCGTCCGATCTACCTGCCCAATCCGCAAACTGGCAAGCTCGAATCTCTCTTTGGCTATCCCATCGTGCTGAATCAGTACATGCCGACGCTCGATTCCACCTCGCCGGCTACTGTGCCTGCCACCGTGCTTTATGGGGATCTCAAAAAGTACAAGATCCGCAAGGCGCGGGACTTTTACGTTTTGCGGCTGGTTGAACGTGCTGCCGAGCAGGGCCTCGTGCTCTTTATCGGCTTTGCGCGTTATGACGGCCGCCTGGTTGACGCCGGGACTCACCCGGTGAAATACCTCCAGATGGCGAGCTGAGTTAACCCACCAAAACGGGCCTGGGTTTAGGTTCACTTCCAGGCTCCGCACTTTCTATAACGATTTGTAGGGGCGACGCGCCGCGTCGCCCCTACTGAAAATTGAGAATTTACTATGGGCTCGATCCGAGTTGAAATTCCGCCCGTCTGTGAGCCGGTTGATCTCGCAACGGTCAAGGCGCACTTGCGCGTCACGATTGACGACGACGACTCGCTGATCTCCATGTACATCACGGCGGCGCGCGAGCTGTGCGAAGATTTTTGCGCGCGGTCTTTCATCAATAAGGGCTTTGCGCAGTATCTTGACACGTTCCCTTACTACGTGGATTCCAACCCGTCGCAGGTCGGCTATGGGCCAAGCTTCTACACCTGGCCTCGCTACGCGACGACGCTCTGGAATGAGGCCCAGCGCATCCGGCTGTACCGCTCTAACCTGCAATCGGTTTCGAGCATTGTCTACCTCGACGCGGTGACGATGAAATTTCTCACACTCCTGCCCTCGACGGACGTGAGCGGAGTGGGCGGAGATTTTGTGGTGGACGCCAGCTCTAAGCCTCCGCGTTTGTTTCCAAATCCCGGCCAGTTCTGGCCGGCAGCGGCCTTCACGCCCAACGCGGTCTGTGTGCATTATGTGGCCGGGGATAATAATGACGCGGCTATAGCGGGTTTTTTGCAGGCCATGAGTCCGGCCATTTCACCCGCCACTAGCGCGGCGAATTGCAGCCCGCAAGAGGCCGCGCTTCGCCAGGCCGATGTGCCCATCAAGGTTAAGCTCGCCATTATGCTGCTCGTGGGAGACATGTATGAGAATCGCGAGGCGTCTACGGATAGGCAGATGCAGGGACTGCCGAACGGCATACAAAGCATGTTGTGGTTTGAGCGTGTGCTGGATTTGGATAGCACGAGACAGTAATTGAAACGGTCTTGCCCGAATTTGGTTGTAGGCTATGACGATTTCCATTAAGATTCAGCGCTGCTACGGCTCGGGGCGGCATTATTACGTGTCGCTGCGCAAGAACCGGCATCACTGGCGATCTTCGGGGAAGCTTGATGATGTGCTTCAGGTGCGCGCCTGGCTGCGTTCGCAGCTTCGCCGCAAGCGTTTCAAAAGGCTGTTTTGTGGCGGATCGGCAAATCCTCGGTCCGGTTTTATGAGCGTGCTGGATGGCGTGTTTATCACCCTGGGGATCTCGGATCGTTGGTATTACGATGACAATAATTGAAGGATAGTGGCTAGTGGTTAGCCTCTGCTGGGGGTTGAATGTTTCGGAATTTGACGCAACGGGGACGCATGCGGCGGCTTAAAAAGTTGGGTCCGATGCGCGCTTGTGAGACTGCGGCGCTTGATATTCAGGGATCGGCGGAGCTGAGAGATAATGCCACGGCGAGACGTAATTCGAGCGGGAAAGCTGAGGCACCAGATCCAGATCATGGATCTGGCAACTCAGCAGGATCAATTCGGCGGCCCGATCACGGCTGACGCGGCGCCGTTTGCCACGGTGCGAGCTTCGATTGAGGCGCTATCCGGGCGCGAGTTATATCAAGCCCAGCAGATGGTTGCGCAGGTCACTCATCTGGTTACTATTCGTTGGATGGCCGGTCTTAAGTCGAAAATGGACGTTTGGTTTTCCGAGGGCTCGCCGGTGGTCACGCGCCAGTTTCAAATTCTCGACGTACAGAACCCGGACGAAAAACACCATGTTCTGCTTCTCTACTGCATCGAGCGTGATGATTCGGCTTATGAAATCGCCGGGCAGTAGGGGCGACGCGCCGCGTCGCCCTTACTGATTGATCTATGGCGCAGCCTGAATTTGACGTGAAGATCGACGGCCTGGATGTGCTTCAACGCAAGCTGGAAACCTTTCCGCTGGCTGTTGCTCGGCGATGTTTCCGTGAGGCTATGACGTTTGCGGTAAGGGTTTGGGTGGATGAGATGCGGGCGCGGGCGCCCAAGCTGGATAAGGTTAAGCTCTCCGAGAATCCGCGCTATGTGCGCACGCCGGGTTATCTATCGCAGCATATTGGCGTCAGGTTGCCCATCCCTCGGGATTTGCAGGCAAGCGCTCAGGT